CGGCGAAAAAGAGCGCCAGGGCGCGCGCGCAGGGATTTTGGACGGGGACGGCCGGAGATCGGCCGGACACCGGCCAGGGATCGGGCGGGAATGCGCCGGTATCGGCGGAGAATCAGCAGACCGCCCGGGGACTTGAAAGGAGCGAACCATGAGCAAGGAAGCCGACAAGGCGGTCAGCAGCTACAAAAAGCTGATCGACTTTGGAAAAATCTATGAGGTGGACACCGAGGAGGATTACAAGGCCGCGGCGCTCACCTATTCCCAGGAAGTGCAGCTGATTGCCCAGATGCGCCAGCAGCTGGCCGAGGACGGGTATACAACCACGAAAACCTACGTGAAGGATCGGGAAAATCTTTGCGTTCATCCGCTGATCCAGGAGATCCCCAAGCACGTGGACTGTGCCAACAGGACGCTGGCGATTCTGGGCGACATCATCGTAAAACGCGGAAAAAAGAAAGCGGATGTTTCAGACGGCCTGGCCAAATTCCGTGAAAGGGCCTGAATGATGGGGTGAGCAAGGAAAACGCCATCCTGGCCTATTATCAGGGGATCCAGGACGGCAGCATTTGCGTGGGCAAATGGATCCGGCTGCTGTATGAAAAAATCCTGGACGGGCTGGAGTGCAAGCAGTGGTTTTTCGATCAGCGGAAGGCGGACAACTGCATCCAGTTTTTTGAAACCTACTGCCACCACAACAAGGGGCCGCTGGCCCCGCAGCGGATCAGGCTGAGCCTGTGGGAGCGGGCCAGCCTGAGCCTGATATTCGGGATCGTGGACGATGACGCCCTGCGCCAATTCACCGAGGTTTTGTGGGTGATCGGCCGCAAACAGGGAAAGACCCTGCTGGCCGGGGGCGTGGGCAATTATGTGGCCTATGTGGCCGGCGAATATGGATCTGAAATATACTACCTGGCGCCAAAGCTGGATCAAGCCGATCTGTGCTATGGCGCCTTTGAATTTAACGTAAACGCCGAGCCCGATCTGCTGAAGCGAACCAAATCCACCAAATACCGCGGATTGTATATCAAGGAAAGCAACACCAGCATCCGGAAGCTGCCGTTTTCGGACCGGAAATCGGACGGCTACAACCCCATGCTGTATGTGGGTGACGAGGTGGCCAGCTGGCCGGGCGACCGCGGGCTGAAACAATGGGAGGTTATGGCCTCCGGCACCGGCGCCAGGCAGGAGCCGCTGGGCATGGCCATCAGCTCGGCAGGCTACGAAAACGAAGGGATCTACGACGAGCTGGTGAAGCGCGGCACGGGTTTCCTGATGGGAAACAGCCGGGAGCAGCATCTCCTGCCCATTTGGTACATGATCGACGATATCAACAAATGGGACGATATCAACGAGCTGCGCAAGAGCCTGCCGGGGCTGGGCGATAGCGTGAGCGTGAAATTCATCCTCCGGGAAATCGACACGGCCCACGCTTCTCTCAGCAAGAAAACCGAATTTATCACCAAATACTGCAATATCAAGCAAAACAGCAGCCAGGCATGGTTCGACGCGCAGACCATTGAAAAGGCATTCGGCAATTCCCTGCGCCTGGAGGATTTCCGCAACACCTACGCTCTGGGCGGGATCGACCTTTCCCAGACAACCGACTTGACCAGCGCCTGCGTGCTGATCGAGCGGGACGGGGTGATCTGGATCTTTTCCCATTTCTGGCTGCCGGCCGAAAAGTTGGAGATCGCCACGAAACGGGACGAGATCCCCTATCCGGTAATGATCGAGCGCGGGCACCTGTCCTTGAGCGGCACGGAGCTGATCGATTATCGGGACGTGCGGGACTGGTTCATGCGGCTGGTGCGCGAATATAAAATCTTTCCGCTGCAGATCGGATATGACAGATACTCAGCCCAGTATCTGGTGCAGGAAATGACGGAAAGGAATTTCCACATGGAATCCGTTTCCCAAGGCTACAATCTGACGGGCATCGAGGACAATTTTGAGGGCCTGCTGCGCGAGGGGAAAATCCGCTGCGCGGATGATAACAGCCTGCTGAAAATCCACCTGCTGGACAGCGCACAGCAGCTGGAGAGCGCCACCAGCGCCCACCCGAGGAAGAAGCTGGCGAAAATCAGCAAATACGCGCACGTGGACGGCACGGCGGCCATCCTGGACGCGCTGTGCATGCGCCAAAACCATTGGCAGGAAATGGGCCGGCGCTTGATGAATGCGGGGTGAATGATATGGGAGTATTGGAAAAAATCTTTGGCAAAAAGGAGAGCCCGGCACAATTGGCCCGCACCACGTTCCAGCTGCTGGACGGGTATGTTCCCGCCTTCCACACCTGGGAGGGCAGCGTTTATGAGAGCGATCTGATTCGGGCCGCGCTGGACGCCCACGGGCGGCACGCGGCGAAGCTGTCCCCCACGCTGACGGGCGGTCAGGAAAAAGAAAACCTGAGAAACCGTTTGAAAATCCAGCCCAATCAATTTCAGACTTGGCCCCAATTTTTATATCGCTTGGCCGTGATCCTGTACGCCAGGAACACGGCTTTTCTTGTGCCGGTGCTGGGCGAGTACGGGGAAACGAACGGAATCATTTCCATTGTGCCGCGGCACTGGGACCTGGTGGAGTATCAGGACCAGCCTTTTATCCGGTTCCATTTTGACCGGAACAAAACAAAAGCGGTGGAGCTATGGCGAGTGGGAATCATGACCCGCTATCAGTACAAGAGCGAGCTGTTCGGCGAGGATAACGACGCCCTGAAATCCACCCTGGACCTGATCGAGATGCAAAAGCAGGGCATTGAGGAAGGCATCAAAAACGGCGCTTCCTATCGGTTCAGCGCGCAAAGCGACAATTTCCAGACCGACAAGGACCTGGCCGAGGAAGGGTCGCGTTTTGACGAATACGCTTTCCGCCAGAAAAAGGGCGGCGGCGTGCTGCTGTTCCCGGTGACCTACAAGAACATCCAGCAGCTGAAGCAGGAAGCGTACAAGGTGGACGCCGATCAGATGAAGCTGATCAAGGAAAACGTGTTCGACTATTTCGCGGTCAATGAGGACGTGATCCAGAACAAGGCGTTCGGCGATAATTGGCTGGCCTTTTACGAGGGCGCGGTGGAATGGTTCGCCATCCAGGCGGGAGAAGTGATTACGAAAATGCTGTTTTCCGAGCGCGAACGGCAGTTCGGGAACAGGGTGTTTTTCACGTCGAACCGTCTGCAGTACATGAGCAACGCGGACAAGCTGGCGGCGATTTCGCAGCTGGCCGACCGCGGCCTGATGAACCGCAACGAGCTGCGCGACATCCTGAACCTGCCCCCGCTGCCGGAGCCCTACGGGAGCCAAATCCCCGCGCGCGGCGAGTATTACAACGTGAACGACGCCCAAGCGCCCGCGGAGGACGGTGGGAGCAAATGAGGCGCGTTGCGGTTTACGCGGGAACGCGGAACATATACCACGAAATGGCCGTGGCGGCACGTTCGCTTTTATGGCACACGCGGATGGACCGGGTGATCTTCCTGACCGAGGACGATGTTTTCCCCGAGCCGCTGCCGGGCGTGATCGAGTGCGTGAACGTGAGCGGGCAGCAGTTTTTTCCGCATGACGGGCCGAACTACAACAGCCGATGGACCTATATGACGCTCATGCGGCTGGCGCTTCCGGAGCTGCTGCCGGATGAGCGTCGGGCGCTGTGGCTGGACGTGGACACCATTGTGACCGAGGATATCGGGGATCTGTTCGACACGGACATGAACGGGTGCTGCGTCGGCGCTGTGCGGGAGCCGGAATGGAGCAGGCCGGGCCGCGTTTACTACAACGCGGGCGTGCTGCTGATGGATCTGGACGCGCTCCGCGGCGATTTATGCGAAAGGCTCATTCAGCGCATCAACAGCGTTCCCATGGATTTTAAGGATCAGGACGCCATAAACGATGTTTGCAAAGGCAGGATCCTTGACCTGCCCGCCATCTGGAACGCCGGCGAATGGACGGCAAAACCGTTAGAATCAAAAATCACGCATTTCGCGGCCGATCGGGAATACACCCGGCAGCCGCTTTTTAAAACCTACGAGCGTAAAAATTGGAGGGATTGCCATGCCGGTGAAAACTGATCGGGAATACCGGAGCATTCATGTACAAAACCTGGAGATCAGGGAAGGTCAGGAAGGCGAAAAGGTGGTGGAAGGCTACGCCACCACGTTTGACCAGGAATACACCCTGTGGGGCGATGCTGTGTATGAAGTTCGGGAAAGCATCGACGCCCACGCTTTCGATCATGCGGACATGGCGGACGTGATCATGCAGTATGACCACGAGGGCCGCGTGTTCGCCCGGAAAAGCAACGGCACGCTGGCGCTGGAAGCCGACACCCACGGGCTGCACATCCGCGCCGACCTGGGCGGCACCGAGCTGGGACGCCAGCTGTACGAGGAGATCCGGGGCGGGTACACGGACAAGATGAGCTTCGGTTTTACCGTAGGGAAGCAGGAGCGCACCGAGGAGATCGTGGACGGCAAGACCATCGTGCACCGCAGGATCACCGGGATCAAAAAACTGTATGACGTTTCCGCCGTATCGTTGCCAGCCAACGACGCGACTGAAATATCCGCGCGCAAATTCGGGGAGGGAGTCATCCGCGAGATTGAGGAGGAGCGCCTGGCCGTGGAGGCCCGCCGGAAAAAGGCACAACGAATCAAAATCATGATGGAAATGGAGGATACCCCGAATGAAAAGCATTGAGGCAATCGAAGCCCGCCTGGCGGAAATCAAAAACGAACTGGACAAGCCCGAGGCCGACCTGGACGCCCTGCAGGAAGAGGTGCGGTCCCTGACCGCTGAAAAGGCCCAGATCAAGGCCAACGCTCAGAAGGCCGAGGAAGTGCGCCGGGCCGTGGCCGACGGCATGGGCACCACCGTGGAGACCCGGAAGGAAACCGAAAACAAAACGGTGGACGAAATCCGCAACAGCAAGCGCTACATTGACGCTTACGCTGAATTCATCAAGACCGGCAACGCCGAGGAATGCCGCTCCCTGCTGACCGTGAACGCGGCCGCCAACGGCACGATCCCGGTGCCCACTTTCCTGCAGGAAATGATCGAAACCGCCTGGGAGCGGGACGAAATCCTGAGCCGCGTATCCCGCAGCTACATCAAGGGCAATCTGAAGATCCCCTTCGAACTGTCCGCGGACGGCGCATACGTCCACGGCGAAGGCACCACCGCCCCCACCGAGGAAGCGCTGACCTTCGGCCTGGTGACGCTGACCCCGGAAACCATCAAAAAGTGGGTTTCCTTCTCCGATGAGGTCGTGGACATGAAGGGCGAGGAGTTCCTGCGCTACATCTACGACGAACTCACCTATCGGGTGGCCAAAAAGCTGGCCGAAGAGTGCCTGGACGATATCACTACCGCGAACGCCACCAACGGCAGCACCGCCATCGGCGTGCCCCGCGTGGACAAGGCGCCCAGCGTGGTGACCATTCCCACCGCAGCGGCCTACCTGACCGAGGATGCCCGCGACATCGTGGTGGTGATGAACCGCCTGACGGAGGTGGACTTCCTGGAAGCCCACGCCGCGGGCAATTTCGCCATCGATCCGTTCGCCGGCATTCCCCGCGTGTATTCAAGCCACCTGCCCGCCTACAGCGCCGCATCCACCAATGACGTGTATGCGATCGTGGGCGACCTGTCCGCGGTGCGCGTCAATTTCCCGGCTGGCGACGGCATGGTGATCAAGTATGACGAACTGACGCGGAAGAAAGAGGACATCGTGGAGGTGCTGGGCCGCCAGTATGCCGGCCACGGCATCACCAAGCTGGGCCGTTTGGTGAACATTCGCAAGCCCGCCGCAGCCACCACCTGATGAAAGTCAAATTGATCCGGGACGCAAGGATCTGCCACAAGGCCGGGGAGATCGTGGAGGTTTCCCCGGCTGAGGCGCAGTTCCTGATCTGCACCGGCAGCGCGGTACACCTGACGGACGAAGCGCCCAGGCCCAGGCGCGACACAAAGAAAAAGGAGCCCGTGAAAAAATGAAACTGCTGATCGGCGTACCATCCTATGACTACATGCACGCGGAATTCGTGAAACGCCTGAGCGCCTTGCTGATCCATCTGACGCGGGCCGGGATCAACTACGACCTGGACATCCAGAACGGCACTTTGGTATACATCGCGCGGGACAAAATCGCGAGCCGCGCAATCAATCAGGATTACACCCATGTGCTGTGGCTGGACGCCGACATGATCTTCCAGCCCACCCTGCTGGACGACCTGATGGACTGCAGGAAGGATTTTGTCACGGGCGTCGCCCATTCGCGGAGGCCGCCTTTCGTCAGCTGCCTGTTCAAGTGCATCGACGATCTGAATCACCTGGAACGCTGGGAGTGCGACCAGTACCCCGCGGAAGCGTTTCGGGTGGCCGGATGCGGCTTTGCCTGCGTGCTGATCAGCACGGAGATCCTCCGCGCGGTGCAAATGCAGTATAAAACGTGTTTCCTGCCCGAACTGCAATGGGGGGAGGACCTGACGTTTTGCCGCAGAGCCCGGGCGATAGGATTCGAAATCTATGCAGAGCCGTGCGTGCGGCTCGGGCATATCGGGCATGAGGTGATCTGGCCCGAGGACAACCTGCGCTATATGGAGCGCCTGGAAAAGGGGGAATGACCGGTGCTGGAAGCGGTGAAAAAGGCCCTGGGGATCACGTCGAACGCCGCAATCATCGTGGATGAGATCCAGGATCTGATCCAGGCAGCGCTTTACGATCTGCAATCCAACGGCGTGCGCGCCCTGGACATGCAGGATGATCCGCTGGTGATCCAGGCGGTGAAAACCTATTGCCGGGCGTTTTTCCATTCTCCCGCAGACTATGACAATCTGCTCAGATCCTACGAACAGCAAAAGGGCCACCTGATGAACTGCACCGGATACACCGATTGGCCCGGGGGTGATGCCACATGATCCGGGCTGAAACCGTGCTGCTGCTCTCCGAGGTGCCCCAGGCCCACGGCGTATTTGATCCGCCCATGGAAAACGGCCGGGAGGTATTTTGCACGGTGCGCAGCGTGAGCCAAACGGAAGCCTACCAGGCCCGGGCCACCGGGCTGGCGCCGGAATTGCGGCTGAAGCTGGAGCACACGTGCGAATACGAGGGCGAAAAGCAATGCGAATTCCGCGGGGTGCGCTATGACATCATCCGCACCTACATGGACGAAAAAGACGGGATCGAGCTGACGATCCAGCGGACGGAGGGGAATGCCGATGTATGAGGCGCTTTTTAGAGCCCTGCAGGCCATCCGCGGCCTGCCCGTGGCGGAGCACGAATGGAAAACCCGCCCGGCCGGCAATCATGCCACCGTGCAGCTGGATTTTGCGGCGGACACCGACAGCGGCAGCGACCACCACCAGGATCAGGCATACGAGGGCAGCGTGGATCTGTACACCCATGGCCAGGCGTGGAGCGTGGCCGCGGCGGTGGAGACGGCGCTGGATACCGTGTGCGAGGCCGCCTGGCGCCTGAATTCCGTGCAATTCGATTCCCCGACCGGCCTGCTGCATCGGGAATACGTGTTTCAAATCGAGGTGCTGTGATATGGCCATGCGCATGACTGTGACGGGGCTGGACGAGGCCGCGGCAATGTTCGAAAAGCTGGGGACCGAGGCCGGAAGGATCGCCGCGCAATCGCTGTACCAGGGCGCGGGCGTGATCGCCGACGCCATGAACAAGGCCGTCGACGACATCCGGACCGAGCCGTTCCGGTATGCGCGGGAAAAGGATGGCAAGCGCCTGCCATCGCCGGAAGAAAAAGAAGCGCTGAGGAACCGGAGCGGCATCGCGCATTTCCGCGGAAGCGGCAGCGAGATCGACACCGTTATCGGATTCCAGAACGCGGGCTATACGGAAATCAAAGGCAGGAAAAAAACCTACCGGAAAGCCGTGGGCCAGATCGCCAACAGCATCAACAGCGGCACATCCTTCATGGATAAGCAGCCTGTATTCCGCCGTGCGATGAACACCGCCAAAAAAGCGGCTCAGGAAACGATCGCGAAAGTTGCGAACGAAGAAATCGAGAAATTGACCAAATAGGAGGATCCAAAATGGCATACATCGGCATGAGAAATCCCGTGGCCGCGCCGATCACGGCTGAAACCGACGGGAGCCCGATCACCTACGGCGCCGGCCTGGTGCTGGGCCCCGCCGTGGCCGCGAACCTGACCATGAACGTCAACGACAATCCCGACTATGGCGACGATGTCATTATCGACAACGACAACGGCATCAACGGCTATTCCGGCACCCTGGAAACCAACAACATCACCGCCGAGGGCCGCGCCATGGTGCTGGGCTGGCAGGCCGTCAGCTCCGGCACGCCGTCCGCCGTGACCCATTACGCCGTCAGCGACAAGGGCGCGCCCTATGTGGGCTGGGGTTTCATTCGGGTGAAGCTGTTCAAGGGCGTGCGGAGCTATGAGGCATTCTGGTTCCACAAGGCCCAATTCAACCCCGCCAGCATTAACGGCAGCACCAAGCAGCAGCAGATCACCTGGAACCATCCGCAGATGAACGTCACCGGCATGGGCGCCTATATCGACGCTACCGGCGAGGCGAAATATTTCGATTGGATGGAATTCGCCACCGAGGCGGCGGCCCAGGCCTGGCTGTTCGGAAAGGCCAATATCCAGACCACCGCCGCCACCACCTGACCCTGCCAAGGCCCGCTCCGCATGAGGGCGGGCCTTTTTTTAAAGGAGTGAGAAAAAATGACGAACATCAAAATCGGCGGGCGGGAAATTCCGCTGCTCTTTGAAATGCCGCAATATGCCGAACTGGAAGAAGCCGTGGGGATCCTGAGCGATACGCCGGCGCTGTTCCTCAAGGGCAAATCCAGGATCAAAAACGTTGCCGCGGCCATTCGGGTGATGGGCAACGGAGGACTGGAAGCGGCGGGCGAAAAGCCCGACCTGACGGACGAATGGGTGCTGAAAAACATGCGGCCCGCCTGGCTGCGCACCTACCAGATCGCCATCCTGGCGGCCATCACCGCCGGAATGCACATGGAAACCCAGGAAGAAAAAGAGCGCGACCTGGTGCTTGAGGAGCTGGAACGAAAAAAAGAACCGGGCAGCTGACTTTCCGGCGCTTAGTTGCCTATGGCCTGATCGCCGGGCTGACCTATCACGATATGCAGCGCCTGTCCCCCGGCCTGGTGCTGGATTGTTTCATCCGCCGCCGGGAATATGACGACGTAATGCACGGAATACAGCGGGGTGATTGATCAATGCCTGGATCCGATATCAGCGTGAAGATGGGCGTCAGCGGAATTTCGCAATTCAAAAGCGGCATGCAGCAGGCCCAGCAGAGCGTGAAAACGCTGGACGCCGAGTTGAAATTACAGGAGAAGCAACTTCAATTAACGGGCGACAAAGAGACGTTCATGGTTCAACGCACGGCGACTTTAAATAAGCAAATACAAGAACAGCAGAAGATAGTCAAGGCCGCAGAGCAAGCGCTGCAAACCATGTCCAAAAATGGCGTCGATCCGGCCAGCCAATCCTATCAAAAAATGGAAGCCGAAATGCTAAAGGCCAAAGCGGCTATGGTTGGCATGCAGGCTGATATGCAATTTGTTGCCGTTCGCGCGGATGAGATCACAACTAAATCCGACAAAATGGCGGATAGCCTGAACAGCATCAACAAAAAGGTGTCCTTTGACGCGGTGCTGGGCGGGATCGGCAAGATCACCGACGGGATGGAAACCGCCGCCCGCCGCATTGCGGGCTTTGCCACCGACGCATTCAGCACCATGGCCTCCGCCGCCGCCTGGGCCGACGACGAAATGACCCTGGCCAGCATGTACGGCATCGACGTGGAACGACTGCAGAAGATGCAAAAGGTGGCCGAGAACGAGATTCAGGCCCCGGTGGAGGCCATCCTCAAGGGGCGTCAGCGCCTGAAAACCCTGATCGCCTCCGGATCCTCGGAATATGTGGATGTGATGCAGGCCCTGGGCCTGGGCAGCTGGCAGGGCGGCAAATACGGCGGCGGCTTTGCCGTGAAGCAGTATAACGATATCGAAGATGCGTTTTGGGACATCGGCGAGGCGTTGTATAATTACGGCGACGAAATCCAGCGGGACGCCTATTTCCAGAAAATTTTTGGACAGCAATTCGCCGCCTTGCAGCCCCTGTTTGAAAAGGGGCACGATGTATACGAGCAAACCCTGGCGGAGCAATCCGCCGTATCCGAAGAAAACGTGGGCAAGCTGAATGAGCTGTCCGCCGCGCTGAAAGATCTGCAGCAGGATTACGAATCTACGAAAAACACCCTGCTGTCCGAATTGGCCCCCGCATTCACCGAGGTGACGAAAACCCTGTCCGGCCTGATTCAGCAATTCAACGAATATTTGCAGACGGACGAGGGCCAGGCGAAGCTGGCGGAGCTGAGCGAGGCTGTGACCAACCTGTTTTCCGGCCTGACCAACGTGGATTTCGGCCAGGCGCTGGACGTGGCCAAGGGCGTGCTGGATGGGATCGTGGGCGCGCTGAGCTGGATCGCCGATCACTGGAAGGAAGTAGAGACCGGAATCAAGGGCATTGGATATGCTTTTCTGGGGCTCAAGGCTGCCGAGGTGGTGGGCACGCTGGCGAACGCGGCCAACGGCCTGAAAACCCTGCTGAAGGGCGGGGCGTCGGCCGCGGGGAGCGCCGCGGCAGGCACGGGCCTTTTCGGCGCAATCGGATCCGGGCTGAAATGGCTGGGCGCGAAAGCATTGCCGATTGTCGGCGGGGCCGCGCTGGGCCTGTCCGTCGGGAACGCCATCGAGGGCCGAGGGTTTACGCCTGTTGCAAAAACGGCCGATGATCAGTGGGATTCCCTGTATGATCCTGCCGGAAACGTCACCGCAGCCGGCCGCGCCAACGGCCTGCCGGCCACCTGGGCGGAATACCAGCTGCAGGCGGACAAGGAAGCGGAAGCATTTTATCAAGCCCAGCAGGCCAAAAAAGCGGCGCAATCCATGATCGAAGGGATTTACGGCGAGATCATCCGGGCCGTGGACGAATACGACCCCCGCACCAATCCGGATATGAACACATCGGATTATTTTGATACAGTGCTGTATCCCAAGATCCTGCAGGCGGCCGCCATGTACGGCATGAACGAGGACGAAGCCGGCGGCATTGCCGACGATTTTTACAATCAATGGATCGACATGTGGTATTCCAACTGGCCCGGCACCAGCAGTGATCTGGTGGAAAACATGAAAAAGGCGCTGGACGCGGGCGGGAACGGGCTGCAGCTGCCGGTGGAGCCCACCTTGCCCGAAAACGCGGCGCAGCTGCTGAGTGACGAAATCGGAGCGGTGAAAGTGCCGGTGGATCTGGTGTGGCCGGACGGCATTGACGGATCCAACGCCAACGGGCTGCCTTTCGTGCCCTACAACGGACACATCAGCCTGCTGCAAAAGGGCGAAAGGATCGTGCCGGCCAATCAGAATAAAAACTATAACGTGTACAACAACACCTATTTCGACCGCACGCAGGTGAGCGGCGGCGTGGACGCGGACGGCCTGGCCGCCCGCATCGCCACGGCGCAAAAGCGCGCGCTGTCGGCGGTGGGATCATAAGGAGGGCGCATGGCGCAAAGCTATTTTGTTTGGAACGGCATAGACAGCCGCTCCATGGGCGTGATCATGCGCAGGGCCGCGCCGCTGATCCGCCCGGAGGAACGGGTGCGACATACGGTGATCCCCGGCCTTTCCGGCGACCTGACCGAAACCGAGGGCGAAAACATCTACAATTCATATATTCAGACCGTGGAAATCAGCGTGCGCGACGGATGCCGGGTGCGGGACGTGTTCAGGTGGCTGCGCGGCAGCGGATTCGTCACATTTTCGTCGGATCCGGATAAAAAGCAGGCCGCCCGGGTGATCGGCGCGGTGACGCTGGACAAGGTGAGCAGGAACATGGATCACTGGGCCGGCACGGCCCAATTTTACTGTCAGCCGCTCAAGCAGCGGATCTATGACGTGATCCAGACCCTGACCGCCTCGGGCACCGTGCGCAACAGCGGCGACGTGATGAGCCATCCGCTGATCATTGCCACGCCCGCCAGCGGCGCCGCCACCATGACCATCACCGCCGGCGGCGGCACGCTGACCCTCACGCAGGTGGACGGCGTGCGCCGCATTGACAGCCTGGCCCAGGAGATCACCAACGCGGATCGGACGCAGCTCTTGACCTTGCAATCAGGCGGCCCCTTCCCCATGCTGCAGCCGGGGGACAATACGATCGGCGGCACGGGGTGGAGCGAGCTGGTGATCTACAAGCGCGAGCGCTTCCTGTAAGGGGGGGATCATCAGATGTCCACCGCGACGGCGACGATTGAAAACTTTTACCTGTATTCTTCCTGGGTGAATTCCGGCGGCCGGATCATTGAAGGGCCCAGCACCGCAACGGAAACCAAGGCGTTTGTTGTGTCCGGTATTCCGAGCGGCGCGGCCATTGAAAGCGTCAACCTGAACGCGGACTATGGCTCGCCGCTTTCCGGGGTGCGGATGCTGCGCGTGAACAGCGTGAGCATCACCCCCGGCAATCAAACCGTGCCCCTGGCCCCCACGGCGGACGGAAACGGCACCTATACCGTCGTTTTCGAATTCCAGGCATACGGCGACAGCAGCCTGAGCGACGGCACGCACGGCGGATCTGTTACTGTGCAAAATGCCACGGTGACGGTGACCTACACATCCGGCCAGCCCGGGCCGGAGCCGGAGCCGGAACCGGATATCGACTGGAACGGGCCCCGGCCCATTTCGGTATTTGCGCCCGGCGTGAACCGCTTTAACAATAACGGACAGGCGGTGCTGCATCCCATTGACGGCAAGTTAAAAATGGTGGCAAACGGAGCCTATGAAATCACGATGCGCCATCCAATTGACCCGGACGGAAAATGGGAATACCTGATCCCCGGCGCCATCATCCGCGCGCCCGTGCCGGAGGAAACGGTGGAGAACGCCTTTATCGGCATCAGCGTGGACCTGTACCGCACCAACACCACCGCGGAGCTGCGGGAAAGCGCCAACGGCCCTTCCCCGATCACCTATCCCGAGTGGAATTGGAAGGATCCTTATGTGGTGGGCTCCCGCGTGACGTGCACGGGCTTTGGCAATTACAAATGTATCGAGTATGACGCCACATCCCAGCAGATCATGGTGCCGCCATACAGCAGCAGCTGGTGGGTGGAAATCGCCAGCTCCACAAGCGGCGCGGCGGTGCTGGCGCAGCTGCCGCCGGGGCAGGATCTGTATTATCTGGAGGATGCCGGCGGCGGCTGGTACAAGATGAGCACGCCCATGGGCATTGAGGGATACGTGCAATCCGCCCAGGTGACGTATGTGCGCCACATGACGCCGGAAGAAACGGACGAGAGGATCATTGAGGATCAGCTTTTCCGCGTTAAACATGTGACCATTGACACCGACGAAATGACCGTGACGGTGTATGCCCAGCATGTGAGCTATGACCTGGCGGCCATCCTGGTGCGCGACGTGAAAATGTCGAAGGCAGCGCCGGCCATGGCCATCACCGGCATTGTGGACGGCCTGATGATGCCTTATCCCGGGCAGATCGCCACCAACCTGACCACCGATGAAAACGGCACATACACCGGGGCCATCAACGGCAAAAACGGGATATTTGCTTTCCTGGACCCGGACAGCGGCATTGTGCCCACGTTCGACGCCCGGTTCGCCCGGGATAATTGGGATCTGTTCATCCTCAAAAAAACAGAAACCGACCGGGGCGTGCGCATCCGGTACGGGAAAAACGCCCAGGGGATCAGCTGGAAACGCAGCATTGAAAACCTGGTGACGCGGGTGGTGCCGGTGGCCAAGGCGCAGGATGGCAGCGACCTGTATCTGCCCGAGCAATATGTGGACAGCCCCAAAATTCACGATTATCCCGTGATCTACATGCAGCGCCTGGCCGTGAAGGGCCAGGTGGGCAAGGACGACGGCACAGGCACCGGCACCGCCTGGACCGAGGCCGCGCTGTATGACGAAATGCGCGCCAAGGCGTATGAACGATACACGGTGGACCACGCGGATATCGTATACACTGAAATTTCCGTGAATTTTGAGGAGCAGGGAGACACGGACGAATTCGCATGGCTGAAAGACCTGGAACATGTGCGGATCTATGACGTGGTGAAGGCTGAGGATCCGCGGGTGGGGCTGGAAGAGTCCCTGACGGTATCCGAAATGGAGTGGGATATCATCCGGCGGAAGGTGACGGCCATCAAGGCGGCCACGAATCTCAACGCGACCACGGCCAACGTGGCCGGCTATAACATCACAAACAATTCGATCGGAAGCGAAAAGTTGACGGAATCCGCCATCACAGAAATCGCAAACCTGCTCGATTGATAGGAGGCATGAAAAATGGAACAGTTTAAGAATATCCGGAGGGTGGACCTGGAAACCGGCGAGCCGGCGGCGTTTTCCGTGCGGCAATTGTACTATGCCGACAAAAACGCGAACCGCATCGGCGCCATGGTGTACGCCAATGGCGAACCCGTCGCTCTGACCGGCACCTGCAGCGGCACAGCCATTCGCGCAGACGGCACCACGGTGCCCATGACCGGCGCGATCTCAGGGAATACGGCCTATGTTGATCTGATCCAGGATTGCTACGCCGTGGAAGGCGAAATACGAATTTTCGTAAAAATCACTTCCGGGAACGTGACCGCGACGCTTGCGGCGGCCGTGGGCACCGTGCGCCTGACGGAAACCAACGCCGTGATCGATCCCGGCGAGATTATTCCCTCCGTGTCCGCGCTGATCAGCGCCATCGACGACGCTATCGCCTCCATCCCCGCTGACTATTCCGACCTGCTGGCCGCCATTGCGCCCGTCTATACAGATCTGACGTTTCCGGTCAAAAAAGGCCGATTCTGCTGGCAGAATGGCGTGCTGTATGCGGCGAAGCAGGATATCAACACGTCCGAATCCTGGACGGCTTCTCATTGGGTTTCTTCGTCTTTGGCGAATGAGCTGTCCTGGCGCGTTGATGACGTAAAGAGCGCTTTTGACTCTGCAATAGATGGTTATATTGATATTGGTGCATGGCATGAAAATAGGTACATAAAAGCAAATGGAGACGCACAAACATATAACGGTTGGAAGGCAACTGCCTATTTAGAAGTTGGAAATGCAAAAAAACTGACAATTGAAGCAACCTCCGCTTCGTCCGGTGCGTATAATGCTTTTTACGATTCCGAAAAAGCACATTTGGGGGATAATTTTTCATTTAATGCCGGGGTTAACACAATTGATATCCCGGAAGGGGCATATTATTACCGTCTTTCAATGCCAAATGCGGTCAATATTGCAATAAAATGGTGGTTGGCGGCAGACGTTGAAGATACATCAAAAAAAATAGATGAAATAACAGACGCATTAACTGACAGCGGCATTTTAGTACCGGGATACTACGAAATTGGAGAATGGACGTTTGGCTCTTATATTCTCACGAATGTATCCGTTGGGAGTACAGTTAGTACAACTCCTGTCGATTCTGCCGGATATGGTTACAAAATCATTGATTGCCTTTCTGGTGAAAAGTTCAGTGTAAGTGGCACAGGTGGTACCAATCCGAGATTATGGGCGTTTACTGATTCAGAATATAAACTTATTAGCAAAACCTCTGCGACATCTGGACAACAGACGGACGTGCTTCTTACTGCACCGGAAGACGGTTATTTGATTGTTAATACTTATACAGGTGAAAGTGCGACATATAGCGTAAAAAAATACCAATATGTTCCCGAGATTGTTACCCGTATTAACGAAAAACTTGATAAAGGATTCTACAGTCTTAACGATGTTATTAAAAACAGCAATCCTGGGTATATCAACATCGGTGCTGTTGGCGATACCATTGATTACACCCCAATCTATAGTTCATCAAGGTTGTTTGGTGTTTTTCAAGTTTCGCAAAGTGATGTTTTTAAGATAACTGGTTCTGGCGGCAATGCCTCTCGCTTGTGGTGCTTCGTGGATTCAAATGATGTTGTTTTATCAAGGTCGGCGGCAGATTTGAGTATTACAGACTTAATACTTGTCGCTCCGGCAAACGGGAAACTTATCATTAACACATATTTTAAAAACTATAATATACGGAAGCAACTCAATGACGGTGGAATTGCGTATAGCGAAGCTGTTAATAAGGCAAATTACGATTATCGCAATAATGGTCTTGACATCCTTTCTGCTTTCAACAATGTAACTTGCTGTGGTGATTCTTTAACCGCATCGGTTGTGTATACGCATGACAACGGAGATGGAACGCATCAAGTCCGAAGCGCATATAAAAAATATCCGTGGATACTTGGACAGAAAATCGGAGCAGAAGCAGAAAGCGTTGCAACGGGTGGTTATACAGCAACAGACTGGTGGGGGGCGTATGCAAGCAGGATAGTTCAGAAGGAAAACCATCTGATTATCATTTATCTTGGGACGAATGGGGGTTTAACTGACACACTTGCAACAGATGCTCCCGGAACAGATTACACGCAGTATGCGAACACCAATACGGGTAACTATTGCAAAATGGTTGCAAAATCTCTTGAAGTCGGTGCGCGGGTTCTGCTGATAAAAATCCATCATGGTGGTGGTGGAGATACATTTACAACAAATGATGTTATAGACCAAATTGCGGAAAAATTTAATGTTGCTGTTGTAAATGTCCCAGAATTGCAGGAGCGGAAATATCATGCGTTCCCGGATAACACGGGAGTTAACGATCTGCATTATAACGATCTGGGATATGCTGCATTTGCAGAAGCACTAATCCGAAATGTTGGCATCCTGTCAGATGAAATGGCAGTAAGACTTATTCCGGTATAAAAGGATATCTAACTTAAAGGACACGATAAATCACCATCGAGGCGATCAAGGCCACACCGATCACTTAAAAATGAGCGGGCAGAAAGGGGATGAATGTATGATTTCCGTTGAAACATTTCTGGATTGTGTAAATGAAAATGCTGGCCGCATCACCCATTACGAACCGGGCGGGGACGGGAGCGATGGCGGATGTGACTGCATCGGCCTGATCATCGGGGCGCTTCGGCTTGCTGGCGAAAAATGGAAAGGCACACATGGGAGCAATTGGGCCGCGAGGAACGCGATTCAGGAGCCTTGGCCCTTCCATGTGGGCGAAGAATGGGAACTGTTCCCCGGCGCTGTGATCTTCAAAGCGAAGGAACCGGGCGAAGCCGGGTATGACCTCCCCGATGCTTACAAAAATTCCAGCGACAAGCGCGACTATTACCATGTCGGCGTAGTTATAAACGTGTCCCCTCTGTGCATCATGCACTGTACATCGAGCGGCGACGTTGACGGGATTAAGACGGACACGACGCTGGGCAAGTGGGCGTTTTACGGGCGGCTGAAACAGGTTAATTATGACGGAGAAGAAAAACCAGAAACGGCCTATCATGCGCGTGTTTTCGCGGATAACGGATACCCGGTCAACATGCGTACAAGCCCCAATCTTGCCGCTGCTGTGATTGCGAAAGTGCCTCTGGATACTGTCGTGAACGTTCTGGAAGATGTCAATGCCGACTGGGCGAAAATTCGTTATGTAAATCAAAGCGGATTTATGATGCGCCGGTTCCTTAACCCCATGTATGACGATGTTCAGCCGGATACCGGTGCGCCTGAGTACGATCATGGGAAAATGATGCTGTTGCGGGCATATCTGGCAGAGGCAGCAAAGCTGGTGGATGATATGCTCGGTGATGAAAATGTTGGATAAGAGGGGATGATACAGTTGGACAAAGTAACGCCTGACAATATCATGACGTTTCTGTGGGTCGGAGCGGCGCTGGTGGCGTTTGCGCTGGCTGTGTGGGGGCTTGTGGATAAAATCCACAAGGTGGGGAAGGAACGCGAGGAAACACGGCGCATGCTGGATAACAATAACAGGCGCATCAATAGCCTGGAAGAAGGGCAGAGGGCCATGTGTAGGGGCGAACTGGCGCTGCTGAATCATGAGCTGCATAACGGCAATACGGATGAAATGGAAGCGGCCCAGGCCGGGATCAACACCTATCTTATCAACCGTTAGCACGCGTGCAAGTTACGATTATTGATTTATATTGAATAATGAAAGGGGAATGAACAATGATTGATTGGAAAAACGTATTGGAGCGGGCCGGGTGGACTTTCCTTGAAGCGTTTCTGGTGGCGTTGCCCGCCACGATCAGCGCGGACATGACCGGGGCGGCATGGAAGTCTGCGCTCCTGTCTGCGGCCTGTGCCGGGGTTTCTGCCGTGAAAACGTTCATCATCGAAGTGATCCACAGCCGAAATAAATCGCCTGAGATCGAATAATTCTTTCCCCCGCTTCGGCGGGGGATTTTTTTATTGAAAAGATCTGACCACCGATCTGACCCCTTTAGATTGCGCAAATCAACCCAAAACGGCACAAATTGCACAAAACCCAAAAATGAAAAAGCCCTGCAAATCGTTGATTTACAAGGCTTTGTTTGGCGCCTCAAGAAGGACTCGAACCTACAACCCTTCGGTTAACAGGTGTCGGTGGCGAAGTTTGGAAGCCTTGAAAATACTACGTTTCACGCGAAACAATTATTTCTGACCCCCATTTTGACCCCCAAAGAGCGATTTTTCCAGCTTTTCGGCCTCGTTTTTGCTGCGTTCCTGGGAATATTCATCATAAATTGCCAGGATCATTTTTGCATCTTTATGCCCCATCCAATGGATCACGGTATTGATTTCGACGGGCGGATTAGCGTCCCGGCACATGGTGCAAAAAGAGTGCCTGAGATCATAAGGAACGACGGTGAAATGCTGGAAGGGCGGCAGCTTCTTCCCCTGGTGCTCCTTTTTCTTTCCCCACCATCTTTCCGGGCAGCCGTTGATAGCGGTTTCCATTTCCGAAACGTAGCTTTCCCATGCGCTTCGCCACGCCTGGACGGTGACGGGCTTCCCATCGGCAGAGCGCACCAACATTCCATAGGGTTCATTTTCCTGCTTTTTCGGCGGCTCCTGCAACGGCTTTTTCAGGCGCTTTGCGCGGGCTTCCGCTTTAGCCTGGTCCGCTGCTGCTTCCCGCTCATTCCGATGCATCAGGGCTTCCCGAAGGGGCGGAAAAAGGGGGATTTCACGTTTGGATTGCTTGGTTTTCAATTCCGTTGTGCGCTGGTACTGATTAGAGCCGTCCATGTGCACGGATTCCCGGACGTACAAAACGCCCTTTTCAAAATCCACATCCCGGTCGATGTCCAGGGCCTTAGCCTCCTGGGGACGGATGCCGGCATAAAGCATAGCCATGACGGCGGGATGGCAGCGGTGATCCAGGCACAAGGTGGTGATCCATTCCCTTTCCTGGTCGGTAATGGCCCGGTGGCCGTCGGCTTCCTTCCCTTTGTGGGGTTGGGCGGACCTGGCGCGGGCGGGGTTGGTATCGCACCAGCCGTCATCCATGGCAGCATCGAACAGGGCGCGGTAGAGCTGCGCGCCGGCCTTGATATAACTATCCGACAAGCCCGCAAATTCGGCGCTGTACACATTTTTGACGTCGGAGGGCTTTACATCCCGGAAAAAGTATGATCCCAGGTGCTTAGTGAGCTTTTCCAGGAGGCAGGCGGCCTCTGCATAGGTCTGATCGGATGCGTCGGTTTTGGCACGCTTGAGCCATTTGAGGGCGTATTCCTGCACGGTGGGGCCGGTGACGGTGCGGGCCTGGCCGAGCTGCTTTTGCCGGATGTACTCATCCCGCTGCGCATAGCATTCCCGTTCATCGGCGGCCCAGGGCGTGCTGTAAAATTCCTGGCCATCATAGCGCAGGCGGAAACGCCCATCCGCCCGGCGCTTGAGCTTGGGCCTTTTCTGGCGGGGCATACTGTCCTCCCCCTTCCGCGTATTCGATCTCCACGCCCTCCTGCGCGTTCGGGATCCATTCCAGGATCAGCAAAGCGTCATCCTCCACGCTGCGCGCCATCATCAGCACGCCCCGGCACAGCTGATCCCGGCACAGGAACACGGGAAAAACCACATAATCCACGTGATGCCCCGTTTTCTGGACGTATTTTGCCACCTGGTTTTCCACTGATTTCATGGCCACATTCAGCGCCTGGGTGCCGGTGAAAATATTCTCCACCGCATCGCTGTCGCTGAAGCGGTGAGCGATCAGGTGGCACCGGTGAAACAGCCACCCACCCGGAACCACATCCAGGGACACCGATTGCCACCCCGTTGGTGTGATGTGCTGAATGGATGATCTGGCCCCGATGGGATATTCCGCGCCGATCCGCGCATAAGCCGGGCCCACCCGGCCCAGGTGATCCAGCGACGAAAAATGCACGAAGGCCGTGCCCTCGCCCAGCAAAAACCCGTGCACTGCCACATATAAAGTAAATAAAATTGTAATTACTTTTTCCATTTAATCCAATCCAGTCATTTCCGACAGGATCACCGTAGCATGCTCCACCTTGAAGGTGTCTCCATCGGCCAGCCGAACATTGGCAACGGTTTCTCCTTTGCTATAAACCAAACTGTAATATTGGCCAGAATAGGCGCCCTTTTTATAAACCCATATCACAGCCAGGTCATTTCCTGTCAGCGTTACCCGATAATTACCCGCCGGAATGAATTCTCCGATGAGGTATTCTCCCATGGGAACCCGCATACCGTCAGGAAGCGGGTTTTCTGGTGCCAGTGTCGGAGAGGGCGCCGGCACGTTTTTCAGTTTTTCCTCCGCCATCTTGGAAAGCATATCAGAGGCGTCGGCCGTGAAATATTTCTTCGCTCCCGTACCTTTATTGATCACGGTTATAAGCCCCGGCACTTCATAAACCAAAGACAGATTATTAAATTGGTTTTCATCAAAAATCACGTCGATTCCTTCAGCGCTTTCCTGCCACGTTCCGGCCTTTTTTACGCTATATGTAGCAGCGCCGCGGTTAAAGGCCTGATGGATGAAATATGCCTGATGGTCGGCGGCGATGTGCAGGATTTCAATGGTGAAATCCGGCGCTCTTCCTTCCTTTTTTTCGATCCAGGTGCCGAGATACGGCGCAGTGTTCACGGATTCCGCATGGCAAAAAGCGAAAATAAGCGGAATCATAGCAAATGCGATCATGATTTTTTTCATAGGCTCACCCCTCATCTTTTTTGATTTTCCACACCGGGAAGGGGATCACCCTGCCACTCCCCTGGCTGATCCGCCGGGTAGGTGTTGCGGGCCATGAGGATGAATTCAAAGGTTTTCATTTTTCCGGTATCGTTCAGTTTCCTGTATTCGGTAATGATCCGGCGTTCATCCAGCTGCAAACCGGCCAGGGTGCCGGCTTCATAGGATGTAACGCGGCCCAGCAGCTCGTCCACTGATATTCCGTAATATTCAGCGAGCTTCAATGTCATTTCAAAAGGTGGCTCTGCTTTTTCGTTTTCCCATTTCACATATCTGGATCTGTCAACGCCCAGGGCGGCCGCGACCTCTTTTTGCAGCTTCCCGGCCCTCGTTCTATATTCTTTTAATAGCATAAAGTCACCTCCTGCTTGTATTATAAGTGATAAAAATTCACATGTAAACCAAAAGGGAAAAAATTTCACAAAAAGGCTTGACAAGGGAATATTCTTCCCCTATAATAGGGTGCGCGAGGGATAAATCTTCACTTGATGTTGAAATGAGGTACCGCAAATGAATTCTTTTGAAAGCCACCGGAAAGCGGCCAAAAAAACACAGCGGGAAGTGGCGGACATCTTAGGCATTGATCGGAGCACCGTCACCAAATGGGAAACCGGCAAGGCGCTTCCGAATGTTTATATGCTATGGCGGGTTTCCAAGCTGTACGGCTGCACCATGGAGGAACTGGTGGCCGGCGCAGAAAAACCGGCCTGAAATTTCCATCGGATGGAAATTTGAAACCCCCGCCACGGGGGCGGGGGCGCACCTTGAAAACTGAACACGGAAGAGATTCGCCGAATTTACGGGGTTTTGCGCGCGGCGTTGCCGCCGCGGGAGGCAAAGGAAGATCACCTCATTCACGAAGCAATCGGCAGCCGGCAGGCTTGCCGCGCCTGCCATGCAGGAAATTTCCTCGGCCATGGATTCCATCAGGGATCTGCGGCTTGGCTCGGCGTTGTCTTTCGCGTTCAGCTTTCAGGGTACGAAAGGATTATACCACACAGGAGGAGCGAGAAACAATGTTCAAAGAGCTGATCAAAAGCCTGGGATTCATGTACACGTTTATTTCCCGCGGGCGCGGGAAGCTGACCCGGACGGAGCTGCAGGCCATGGCGGCCACGGGCGGCACATTCGTGCAGAAAAACGAGATCCTGATAGACCAGGGCGAAACCATGACGGCGGACCAGAAAACCGACCTGGAGCAGGCCGAGCTGATGGAGCAGCACGTGACGGAGATCGTGCAATTCCTGCTGAACACGGAGGTGATGGGCTGATGCTGGAAAAACTTCTTTCCCCGGACGACGTGGCGGCGATATTGCAGGTGAGCCGCCGCACGGCCTACACCATCATGCACCAGATGCCGCACCTGGAGCGGCCCTTCCGGGTATCGGAAAGCGGCCTCAGGGCATGGCTGGCCGGCCGCACGGTGAGCCCCCAGGATCCGGCCGACCGGGGCAAAAAACCGGCCCGGCGATTTCCGCAAAAGCAGCTGCTGACGCCGGAATACCACATCGACCGGCGGCGGGAATAAAGGGAGGCGGCTGAAAATGGGAAAAGACATGATCACGATTGAATTCTACAAAAATTCGGTGCTGCCGGAATCCATGATCGGCGCGGTGGACGTGGAGGTGGGCGCGCCGGACGGCCGGAAATCCATGGAAAGCGCCAAGGCCCTGGGAAGGGTGATCTGCCGGATCTGGCGGCTGGACGTGGTGGACGCGGTGATCCTGGACCGAAACGGGGTGCAGGTGGACGTGATCCCGGTGCACCGGTGAAAACGTGCTCGGGCGTGGGCAGGGGGATATATCTGATGAGATGAAAGGTGGTGCAGATCACCGATTCATGGAGGATGTGCCAGCCCCCTCCCGGGTTCGATTCCCGGGCCGAGCTCCAGCGGGAGGCCATTGCCCGCGATCCTTTCTCCCCCTTTCTGTGGCAGGCCGGAAAGACGGCCCCGGCCCGGCGGCATCCGGGCCGGTTACGTATGGGTGTAGCTCAAACGGCCAGAGAGCGGGCCCTGGTGCCCGGAGATGCAGGTTCGAGTCCTGCCGCCCACGCCAGCCGGAGGTAACACGGGCCCCATCGCCTGGGGAAACGGTCGCGCGCGCCGTTCCTCTTGAATAGGCGCGGTTGAGCGTCAACGACGGGCCGGTGCGATTGCCTGGAGCCAATGCATGGGCTACCAGCGGAAAAGCGGTGCGAATCCGCCCTCCCAGGCTTCATGCAGAAAAATAAAAAGGAGCGAAACGAATGGAAAACACAAATTTCTACATTGTGCGATGCGATCGCGCAGGCGTATTCTTTGGCCAAATCAAAGAACGCACCCATGACGAGGTGACCATGGCCAACGTGCGGAAAATCTGGTACTGGAGCGGCGCGGCCGCTGTGGAACAATTGGCCATGACGGGGCCCAAAAATCCACAGGATTGCAAAATCACGATGGAAGTGCCTGAAATGACCGTCATGGACCCCGTGCAGATCATTCCGTGCACAAAGGAGGCGGCGGAGGTGATCCGCCAGACAGCCATATGGAAAATGAAATAATTAGAACATTTCTTAGTCCTGGCTCCGGCTACGGCTACGGCTCCGGCTCCGGCTACGGCTCCGGCTACGGCTCCGGCTACGGCTACGGCTCCGGCTACGGCTACGGCTCCGGCTACGGCTCCGGCTCCGGCTTCGGCCACGGCTCCGGCTCCGGCTTCGGCTACGGCTCCGGCTCCGGCTCCGGCTCCGGCTCCGGCTTCGGCTACGGCTCCGGCTCCGGCTCCGGCTACGGCCACGGCTACGGCGTGAAAAATTTTTGTGGCCAACCCGTTCACATCGTGGACGGGCTGGCCACCCTGATCGACCGGGTGCACGGCGATCTGGCGCGGGGAAAGATTCTCAATCCCGACCTGACAACAACCCCTTGCTACATCGTAAAGGGCAGCGGATTTTTCGCCCACGGCGAAACACTCGGGGACGCCTTGCAAGCCCTGGAAGAAAAAATCCTGGAGAACATGAGCGATGAGGAAAAATACGGGCAATTCCTGGAGCAATTCAGCCCCGGGCAGCTGTATCCGGCCATGGACTTTTTCCGCTGGCACCACACGCTGACCGGCTCCTGTGATATGGGCCGGCGGCAATTCGCCTGGGAACACGAAATCGACCTGGACAAGGACACCTTGACACCGGAAGGATTCTTCGACCTGACAAAAGACGCATACGGCAGCGGCGTGATCCGTGGGCTGATGGAGGATTGGAGGGGAAAATATCATGAAGAAAGGGCAGAAATCGCCCCGGAAGCAGCCGCCTGCGACGGCGCCGGGGATCAGCCCGGAGCGGGAGGTGGAGATCCTGGCAGAAAGGATTGATTTTCTTGCCCGTGAATTTTCCGACGTGCCCGCCAGCATGGAATACCGGGACGCGCTGATGCTGGCCCGGGCGGCGCTGGAAAAGGAAATCGGAGCGTAAAACAAAAGGGGAGAAATAAAAAATGGCAAACAACGAAATCACAGCCCCGTCCGGGCTGCCGGCGCGCAGCCTGGCGGAAATCCGCGCCAGCCTGGGCGCGCACCTGCGCATGGCGGCGGAAAACTGCATCCTGGCCGGGCGGGACCTGATCGAGGCCAAGGAGCTGCTGGGGCACGGGAATTTCGGCGCGTTTCTGGCCGAGTACGGCATCAGCAGCAGCACCGCGGCGAACTGGATGCGCGTTGCCCGCGAAATTGCCCCCGGCAGCAGCCTGGCGGCGCTGCCCTACGGCAAGGCGCTGGCGCTTCTGGCCGTGCCGGCGGAAGAACGGGAGCAGGTGGCGCAGGAAATCCACGCGGAGGAAAAAAGCGCCGCGGAAATCAAGCGGCTGATCGATCAGCGCAACAAGGCCATCGAGGCCGCGAACACCGAAAGCAACCGCGCCGACCGCATCGCCCGGGACCGGGATTACTGGAAAACCCAGGCCGAGCAGATAGACGCGGAACGGCGGGACGTGGAGCGGGCGCTGGAAAAAATGGCGAATCAAAAAACAGAGCGCACGCGGGTGGAAGTGCCGCCGGCGGACTACGAAGAAATGAAGCGCCGCGCCCGCATGGCGGATCAGCTGGTAGACGACGCCGAGCGGGCGGCGATCGAGGCGGAAAAACGGGCCCAGGAAGCCGAGGAGCGCCTGTCCGCCCTGGAAAGCCAGGGCAGCGGCCGGCCTGCGCCGGACGGCATCGAGGCCCTGGGCGCGGCGGTGGCGCAATTCATCAGCGCCACGCAGATGATGCTGGTGAACCCCGGGCCGCTGGCCGCCCGGGAAAAGGACACCGACGCGCTGATCCGCCAGCTCTCCCGCCACGTGATCGACCTGCAAAGGGCCGTTTCCAACGCGGCCTTTGACGGGGAGGGGGCGGTGGTGTGATGGACGAATTGGAGCGCCTGCGCGCCATGGCCCAGGAGGAGCGGGAAATGATGCCCGGGGGCGGGGCGTACCTGGTGCCGGAGCAGGCGGCCCGTCAGCTGAGCATGGACGTGCAGCAGCTGGGAAGGATCCTGGCCGCGGTGATGCAGCGGATGGAGGAAATGGAAAAGGAAAACGCCAAAGTGACCATCAGCCACGACCAGGCGAAAGCGCTGCTTTCCCGCATGCGGGAGCGGGCCGCGGAGATCTGCGCCCAGTACGCCCTCGCCGGGGACAAGGACGCGGCCGCATTCCGGGCCGCCATAAAAAAGGCGGTGCTGGCCCGGCACGGCATCCGGGATCTGCACGATCTGCCCCTGCGCGCCCTGGACGGCGCGGAAAAGCAGATCGACCGCTATGCCAACATCGGCCTGGTGATGCAGCGCAAAAAGGAGGGCGGGGCGTAAATGGCGCGTGAAGAAACACTATACAAATTATCCGAGGCGTGCCTGGCCACGGGGCTGAAGCGCAGCACATTTTCCGACAAACGGAAACTGTGCAATATCCCGGCCAACAGAAACGGCTACACCCTGGAGCAGATCAAGCAGATCCTGATAGCCAGATCCCCCGGGACGGCCCGCATGAGCAAGCGAAAGGCCCAGGAGCTGCGGGAAAAGCTGAAGCTGGACGGCTATCTGGGAGGCTGACGGAGAATGGAAAATGAAATCAAAATACCGGACACGGCGGCCATGATTTATGCCATCAAGGACCGCCGCCGGGAGCGGAAAATGAAGCTCAAGGAAATCAGCGCCCAGGCGGGCGTCAGCGTCAGCAGCCTGATCAACTGGTTTTACAGCAGCAACCGGAAACCCAACCTGGAAACCGTGCTGCTTGTGCTGGACGCGCTGGGGCTGGAAATGATCGTGAGGGAGAAAGAAAATGGACAGAGAACCGCTTGAAATCGGCCGGCGGGTGCGGGTGCGCCGGATCACCAAGGAGGCCGCTGAGGGCGTGATCGTGAAAGGGCCGCTTGAGCACCTGCGCCCGGTGGGGGAATTTTACCTGATCGGGAAAAGCGCGGACGCCGGTGCGGAGCCCTGGTATCGGGGATCCGGCCACAAAAGCCGCCTGCTGATCACCTGGCAGGAGGCCTCCGGAGCCATCGGCATGTATGAGCGCGAAAAAATCACGGTGCTATAAATTCGCGATAAATACGCGATATTCAGCGGGCATTCGCCCGCCATGCGGGGGCCTGGTGGGCCCCGGGTTTACTCGCCCGGGGTGCCGGTTCGACGCCGGCCCCCCGCGCCATGCTGCATGATCGCAGCAGATACCACGGATCCGCTGCATTTGCGCAGCGGACAAGGAGCCTGCCTCCCCGGTGAGAGGCAGGCGACGCGGCAGCACGGACGCAGCTTAGAAAAGCAGCGCGGGCCGCTATCGGTGCGGAACGTGCGAAGAGTTGATAAAGGAGCGGGAAACGGAATGAAACATGCGAGAGCGCCTTGTGGTGGCGGGTGACGTGGAGCTGGGGGACCGGTACCTGGCACAGATCGTGGATAATCTGCCGCGGGCGCACGACCCGGCCCCAAACCCGATCGTGAAAATCCTGGGCATATTGAGGTATCCTGATCAGCGGGCCATCATGCACCCGGACCGCGCCAGCGAGGTGGCGCCGCTGAGAAATGGGCTTGTTTGCCGTCTGTGCGTTTTGCGTGACGCGGGCGCGGCGGACGTGCCGGCGCCGGATATGGCCACGGCCATCCTCGCGGCCATGGACCGGGCGCGGACGGAAGAAGAAAGGCAGATTTTACAGCGCCATTTGCAGGGCGATATCCGGGGCAAAAGGGCCGTGGTGGTATTCACCGCTTCGGACCTGGATTTCCTGCGGCTGCACTGTGCGGGCGAAAAGCGATAATACAAAGGAGCCAATTCCATGACCCTGACGATTGACGACGCCTTTGAGATGGAAACCGCCGCGCTGACCGACGCGGAGCGCGGGCGGCTTTTGCTGTGCATGCAGCGCTACGCAGCCAAGGGCGAGGAGATGGAGCTTTCGGGGAACGAGCGGATCCTGTGGCCGGTGTATCGGATGCGCATCGACCAGGCGCGGCACATCTGCGCGGCCAGGGAAGAAGCCGGACGCAGAAGCGGGGAAAGCCGGAGGAAAAACGAACAAACCGGAACAGCCGAGAACAAACCGGAACAAACCGGAACAAACCGGAACAAACCGGAACAAACCGGAACAGAAACAAACGCTGTTCAGGCGGCACCGGACGAAGAAAAAGAAAAAGGAACCCAAAAAGAAAAAGAAAGAGAGTGTGAAGGGACCGTTCCCCCTCTCTCCGCCCCCCGTCCTGCCCGGAAGCAGGAGGCCGCGGCGCTGTTTGACCGTTTTTGGGCGGAATATCCCCGGAAGGACGACAAGAAAAACGCCCAGCGGGCTTTTTTGCGCATAAAACCGGACGAAGAAACGCTGCAGGGCATGCTGGCGGCCCTGCGGCGGCAGAAAAACAGCCGGCAATGGATGGACGCCGGCGGGCGGTATATCCCGCTCCCGGCCACGTGGATCAACGGCGAACGCTGGAATGATCAGATGCAGGAAGGGCCTCCGGGCCGCACGGTGAGCGCCCAGCAGTACGCCCAGCGGGATTATACCGAGGAGGAGCTGGACAACGTGACGGATGATCTGCTTGAGGAAGCCAGGAGGGAGAGGGCGAACGGAGGCGGGAGCGGATGATCATCCCTGAAAGCGCGTACAGGCTGACGGAAAAAATGCTGCGGGACCGGTGGCTGCTGGTAGCCAGGGCGGAACAGCGCCTGTTTGACGCCCAGGCCCGGGCGGCGCAGATCACCGCGCCGGCCACGGACGCCATCCGGGTGCAGGGCAGCGGCGGCGGCAGCCGGGCGGAAAGGGCGGCGCTGGCTGTGCTGGACGCGGAAAAACGCCTGGAAGCCGCGCGGGCATGGCTGGAAGCCATTCGCCTGGCGGACAAGGCGTTCCCGTGGGAAAGCTCGCCGGAGGGCGTGATCGCCGGATACCTGTACGGAAACGGCCTGAACCTGGCCGAGGCCGCCCGGGCCGCCGGATGCACCCGGAAAACTGCCAAGCGTTTGCGGGATAATTACGTGGGGCATTGCGCTATTTTTGCGGCAAGCATGGGGCTGATAACGTTTGAGGAGGAGTGAGCATGCCAAACTGGGCAGAGGGCAATATTCGTTTCAGGGGCAAGCCGGAAAATATTATGGCATTCCTCAAAAACGAATTGGAGTGCACAGCAAGTGAGGGAGGATTTGAAACTGTATCATTTCAGCCGGATGTGGCTTGGGATGATTTGGACGAGGTAACGCTAAGCGAGCCCGTGGAAGAAAGGAACAAGCCGGGGAGATACTGGAAATCGTTCTATATCAGGGGTACGCGCAGAAATTTCATTGATGTAATTGCGGGCGTATATCTCCCGAGGGATGCGAAAGAATGGATCCTTATTCTGGATTCATTCAAGGCGGCATGGGCGTGCTTTGCCGAACCCTATGTCGAAAAATCGAAAAAATACGGCGTTGATATTGCTATTGTTGTATATGAGTGTGGCCTCCAATTCCGGCAGCGGATTGAAATTGTAAACGGGCAGATCGTGAAGGATGAAACGCAAACCTTTGCCGACTGGGACTGGGAAGCGGATTTTCCGAACATGGGAGGGTAAGCCGTGACAATACGCAAAATCGACGCCATGCACCACTATTACGGCTTCGGCGTGGGACGGTGCGAGGATTGCCCGCATTTTATCCGGCACGTTTGGGACAAAACGTATTACAAGTGCCTGGTATACGGCACCACCAACGCCGAGAGCACCGACTGGCGCAAGAGCTGGCAGGCGTGCGGCCTGATCGACAAGCCATTCCCCAGCGGGGACACCCGGGTGATAGACAGGATCACGGCGGCCAGGGAAGAAGAAAAGCCCATCGACGGGCAGCTGGACATGTTTGGGGGGGAATACGCCGATAATCCGGTAGTGTGAGGAGGAAAGGAAATGCCTGATCTGGAAAAGGTGATCAAGGGGCTGGAGTGCTGCATTAAAGGAGATTGCCGGGAAAACGCTTGCCCTTACGCATTGGATAACGCATGCAGAAAAAGTCTGGCAATAGACGCCCTCTCCTTGCTGAAAGCGCAGGAACCAAGGGTGATGGATGCAGATGAAATTGTATTGTCGGCAGACCCTTCAAAATGGCTTTGGGTCGAGAGAAAAGGCGATTATTGCACAGAAGCGTTCAAAGCCGGGAAAACAATAAGCGGATTGATTGCTTTCGATTCTGAAACGCCGGGCGCATTCTTGTATTGTGAGCGCCCTGACGAGTACGGCAAAACATGGCGCTGCTGGACTGCCCGGCCAACGGATGAACAGATGGCGGTGACGCCGTGGTCTGAACCGCCGAAGGAGGAACTATGAGCAAGAAAATAAATAAGCATCTTAGAAAAGAACTGGCACAGGCGAAAGCAAACATTTCGCGTTTACAGGGTGAAAAGTCAAATGCAGAAGCCGAAGCGAAATACTACAAGAAGCGCCTCCGTGATCTGGGTAGCGAAATGGAAACCATGGAAGAATCTCCCGGAAATCGTCTGGTCGTTCTGACCTGGACATTGGATGTCCTCCCGTTCGGTACATATTGTTGTATAAATGACCGCGATCGGTACGATGGAGGAGACGAGATAGCCCAGCAACATCTTGTCATGCAAATTGCAGAATCATTGATCAAAAACAACCTCGTGCAATTTATTTATAAAAAAGATCCGTTCGACAGAGAAATGACGCTTGGCGCAAAGTTATTTATTGTCCCATGGGAGCAGACACCTCATCCAAGGACATTAAAGATCAAACAATTCGTTAATGATTCATTCTACATTGCGCAGAAGCAGACAGAACCGCCGAAGGAGGAGACATGATACAAAGACCCAAGCCAGGCCGGGAACGCACGGCGGAGGAATTGATCCGGGAGCTGCGGGACATTGCCCGGATCGGCATTGTGAACGCGCGGCGGGACGCGGAGATCATCACCCAGGCCGCCGACTGGATCGAAAACGCCGAGGAGCGCATGGCCATCATGGCCGAAAGCATGGACGCCATGGAACGGCAGATGGACGGGGAGCAGGCGCGGATCATCGTGACTGACGAATGCCCCACCGTGCAGGAAATGCTGGACGCCCTGGGCGACGATGAGCACATCAATTCCGGGCTGATCAGCGAGGATTGACGGGCAAATTTCCATCCGATGGAAATTTCCATCCGGTGGAAATTTGTTTTTCCGGGCAGCGCTTCCTTCAAATTGCAGGCGGCGGAAAGGTTGCGCCGGAATCAAAAGCATTAAAAAAATTCTTCCTATAATAATCCGGCGCGCAAGGTGGCAGGGGAAAATATTTCAAACAATTATACACTGTATGAACAGGGGGCGAAAACGTGAACAAGGTGGATCCCATCCGGGACGGGGACAAGCTGAAATGGATCCAGGAGGATCTGGGCAGCCGCACGGATCCGCACAGCGAGCGGATGTTTCTGCTGTTTGAGCTGGGAATCCACACGGGGCTGCGAATCAGCGATCTGGTGCGGCTGCAGGTGCAAAACGTGTGGGGCGGCACCCTGTACACCGTGGAGCAGAAAACCCAGAAGGAAACACGGATCCCGCTGAATGCCACCATCCGGGAAATCATCCAGGACCGCACCCGGGGTATGAAGCCCGATACGCTGCTGTTTCCCAGCCAGCAGAAATGCCCGGACGGCACGGTGCGGCCCATCACCACCCGGACGGCCTACAACGACATGCAGATCATTGCCCGGCGGTACGGCGTGAGCGGGCTGATCGGCTGCCACACGCTGAGGAAAACGTTTGGCTATTGGCATTATCAGAAAAATAAGGATCTGGAGCTGCTGAGGCAATGGTTCAACCACGCCAGCCAATCGGTGACGCTGCGCTACATCGGCATGGACGACGTGACAAAAAGAAAAAGCGTGGAGGGGTTCAACCCGGGCGGCGCGGTGTACGTGGCCCGGGGCAGCGTGTACAAGGGGCGGCCCAGCCGGGAAAGCGTGCCGGTGGAAATCAAACACCACGACCGGGAAAAGCAGGGAAAGATCCTGGGCCAGAAGGCGCAGGCGGCCAGGGAACGCGCCAGGAACAAAAAATAATTTCCGTGGGTACCCATTGACAACGATTTACGGGCGTGATATGATAACGTCGAAGTAACAGACCCAAGGACGCAAGGCCACATGGCCGGGCGTCCATTTTTTTGTTTGTTCGCACGTGCCGGGCCGAACACCGGCCTGCGCTTGTTTGCTAAGTTTTTTGTTTGCCCTGCGGCGTCCCGTTTGGGCCGCCTGCGGTGCATTTGGTTTCCGCCGTTTTTCGCTCCTTTGCGGCGGAAGGGTGAGGGGTGGGCGCAATGATGGAGCCGGGCTTGTATTGCATGGACTGCATGGAAGCCATGAAACAATTCCCCGACAAGTTTTTTGATTTGGCCATTGTGGATCCGCCATATGGCGACGGCAATGCAAAAATCGGGGTGGGGGGGGGTGCGATTCGGCGGGCGGTTCGACAAATACAAGGAGCCTCAAGAACCGGCGGAACCTGGGCGCAGAAATACGGGAAAAAAATCATTGCGTGGGACGTAGCCCCGGGAAAAGAATACTTCGACGAGCTTTTCCGCGTCTCACGCGATCAGATCATTTGGGGCGGGAATTATTTCGCTCTGCCGCCGACGCGGTGCTTCCTGATCTGGGACAAGCAGCAGGGTGAAAATTTCAGCATGGCCATGGCGGAATATGCCTGGACCAGTTTTCAGGGAAACGCCAAGATTTTTCGAATGCCGCCCATGGGAAAACCGGGTGAACGGTTCCACCCGACACAAAAGCCGGTGCAGCTGTACAGCTGGATCCTGGGCCGGTACGCGGCGCCGGGCATGAAGATCCTGGATACGCACGCCGGCAGCGCCAGCAGCCTGGTGGCCTGCCGCATGGCCGGGCTGGATCAGGCCTGGGGTTTTGAAATTGATTCGGTGTATTACGAAAAGGCCAAGCAGCGCCTGGACGCCGTGCAGGCGCAGGTGATGCTGTGCGACCTGGTGGAACAGGAGCAAATCAGCCTATGAACCGAGAACCGGCCGTCGAGGCGTTTTACGTTTCCTGGGCGTGGCGGAAATGCCGGGCGGGGTTCGTGGCATACAAGGGCGGGCTGTGCGAAAGGTGCCTGGCGCGGGGGATCATCAATGCCGGAAAACCCGGCCGGCCGCTGGAAGCGCATCACAAAATCCCGCTCACCGCGCAAAACGTCAATGACCCGGATGTGGCGCTGAACTGGGCGAACCTGGAGCTGCTGTGCAAGGATTGTCACGACGAGGAGCGGCAGCGCGTGGAAAAGGGGCGCAGGTGGCGCTGCACGCCGGAGGGGGCGGTGGAGATCCCCCCCTATTCACCGAAATTTACAGACCATGCGCAGG